CGCAGGAACCTTTGATAGCGCAACAGTTAAACTCCAGCAGAAGATCGGTGCTGCATGGGTTGACGTTGGAGCCGACACCACACTGACCGGGAACGGTGGAGGATTGTTCACCACCCCTGTATCCAACATTCGTGTTGCTGTTAGTGGTGCTGGCAGCTCCTTCGATGTGGATGTGGTTATTAAGCCTATTAACCTTTAATCAATATGCGGAAGAATAGACGGACTGATGAAAAGCTCTCCCTTCGATTAGGGACGCTCCAAGCGACTCAAGGGTTGACCTGCGCTTTAACGAAACCGTTGACTTCCCGTTTATCCCAAGAGGAACTGTATGACTACAACCCGATTCTCGCATTCGACGCGCAGAAATCGATGTTAGCTTCTGGTGGGGGAGTAGCAGGAAACCTCGACCTAGTGGCCACGCTGGACAACCTCGTGACAGGAGGACCTGATGCCACACAGACCACCGCCGCGAAACAACCTATCGCCCACGTCCCTTATGGTGACGGGCATTTGTTTTCACCAGGCATCAGCGGAAACTATGCGTCTACTCCGTCCACCACCGACTACGATGACCTAGCGTCTTGGACCGCTGAAGTGGAAGTCAACTACCCTCAGTGGAGCGGCGCAGCAGATGCTCAAACTCTTATGTGTAAGTCTTACAGTTGGTGGATACGGCTGCAAAATGATGGTAAGATTCTCGTAGTGAGCCGGAATGCGGCTAACACCCAATATAACGCCGAGTCTTCCGTTTCAACGGGCATCACCGACGGGACATGGGCTAAAATACGAGTAACTCGCGACGGCTATGATTTTAAGTTTTACAAAGACACAGGTTCGGGTTGGGTGCAAGTTGGGACAACCCAAACAGCCGCCCATAACACCAACCGAAATAACACGCAGGCGGTTGAGGTAGGGGCGCATGCAGGTGGCACGCAGAAACTAGCCAGAGGTTCGTTCCGTTCCGCTAAATTTTGGGACAGTGCCACGCCTGATTCGAGTGATCCGATTCTTGATATTGACTTTAGCGATGCTGAACACGGAGCGTCTTCCTTCGCGTGTTCGACGGGTCAGACAATAACCATCAACACATCTGGTCATGGCGACCCCGCCACCATTGTTCGTAGGCCCTTCCTACGCTTCGATGGAGCGTCTTCAAGTGGGGACTACATGCAAGGTTCTTTAGCATCCTCAATCGACACCGTTCACGGCTTCATAAAATATAGGTCTAACCAAACAAGCTACAATGGAACCACAGCGGGAGTGATTTCTATCTACCCATCAGGTTCACAAGATTACTCGACACCTGCAGTCAGGTTGTTATCTGGCTACAACAACAATAGTGCGCGGTCTTACTACAACGGTGGGTGGAGGTTGATTCAAAACGACAGGTATGACCCAGCCAACGGGACAGTGGTGGTTGAGGCAAGTTTCACAGACGGATCGCAGTTTAGAAAACAAAACAATGTTGATGTTGTCACAGACTCAGCATCTCTCAGCCTTAATTCAAATACAGTTCGAATAGGCGACCTTTCTACGTCAGGTGCCGCAGCAATCGACGTTGAGAAAATCTACCTGTTTGACCGTGTTCTCTCTGACGCCGAGGCGAATAACATATACAACCATATCGCGTGATGAACGAAGAAATCACAGACCCACCACTGACCGAACTTGAGCAAGACCAGATGGACACAGGCTGTTTCTATTTCCTAGCCACACCAGAAGTCTATCCGGCTCTACAGGCGTATGTTGATCAGACTAGAGGTTATCCAAACAGAAGCGAAAAAGCCTCAACTCTCATTGGTCTCCCTCCAGTCGAGGAACTCATGACTACCACTGACGGCAGTGACCTACTTATGTTACAACTAGCGACATGGAGAGTGACCCCCGCTGATTTCACAGCCCTCCAGCCTTACATCGACCAAGGAGAACTATCTATTGTTACGGAGCTAGAATGGCTCTCTGTTAAACCCGAAGCCACTGAGGAACTCTAATAACAACATCATAATGAACGAAACCGCCCAACAAACATACACCCGCCTTGAGGGGGATCGTTATCAATACCTTGACCGCGCAAGGGCATGCTCCAAGCTGACCCTTCCATACGTCATGCCCGAGGAAGGCTTCGGCCCCCATAGTCGCCTTGACACACCCTTCAGTGGTGTCGGTTCCCGTGGTGTTAACAATCTTTCATCGAAGCTCCTTCTTGCGCTCCTTCCCCCTAATGCTCCCTTCTTTCGCCTACAGGCTGACCAGCGTAAGCTAGCCGAAGAGGAGACACCGCCGGAACTCTTGAGTGAGATCGAGTCATCCCTGCAAGCCCTGGAAGAATTGGTTATGGATGAGGTCAGCCTCGGAGCCTACCGTGTAACAATCCACGAAGCTCTCAAGCACTTGATCATCACAGGTAACGCACTTCTGTATCTACCAGACAGCGGAGGACTCCGTGTGTTTCACCTCGATAGGTTTGTTGTTGAGAGAGACCCTATGGGGAATCTCCTTAAGATCGCCACCAAGGAAACCCTTGCGTTCTCTACGCTTCCCGAAGAAGTCCAAGCGGCTCTTATCCAAGGCGACCCCAACCTCGACACAGCCGAAAGCAAGCTCGATCTCTACACCTCATGCTGCCTGATCAAAGGATCGTGGCACATCCGACAAGACGTTAATGGTGTTAACATCCCAGGTGCTGGCGGTAAGGTCCCCAAGGATCGCAATCCGTTCATCCCCTTGAGACTTTCGAGGATTGACGGCGAGGCTTACGGACGCGGGTTCGTTGAGGAATACCTCGGTGACATCCAGAGTCTTGAAGCGTTGACCCGCGCGATTGTCGAAGGATCAGCCGCAGCAGCCAAGGTGTTATTCCTAGTGAACCCCAACGGGACCACCCGCGCCCGGACGCTTGCTGAAAGCCCCAACGGTGCGATTGTGCAAGGCAATGCTGCTGATGTTAACACTCTCCAGCTGGGTAAGTTCAACGACTTCCGCACGGCTCAAGTCACAGTAGAGGCCATCAAAGACCGTCTCGGTGGAGCCTTCCTTCTTACATCAGGTGTGGTTCGACAGGCTGAACGTGTCACCGCTGAGGAGATCCGCATGCTTTCACAAGAGCTAGAGACTTCCCTTGGAGGAATGTATAGTCTTCTCGCAAGTGAGATGCAGTTGCCCTTAGTGAAGCGAATCATGCTGGTCATGCAGAAGAAGAAGAAGCTGCCTAAGCTCCCTAAAGACCTCGTGAAGCCTGTGATTGTTACAGGTGTAGAGGCTCTTGGTCGCGGTAACGATCTCTCCAAGCTTGACCTGTTCCTTGCTGGTGCTGCTCAAGTGGTGGGACCACAGGCTATTGGACAATTTGTTAATGTTGAAGACTACTTCAAAAGACGCGCTACCGCTCTCGGCATCAAGACTGACGGACTCATCAAGAGTTCTGAACAGATGCAGCAGGAGCAACAGATGGCGCAAATGCAAGCTCTCAGTGAGAAGCTCGGCCCCGCTGGTATTAAAGCCTTGAACGATCAGTCGTTAGCGGGTAATATGCCGGAGGTTGAACCACCTGAATAGTAATGGAATCCGTAACATACAACGACCCGACCCCCGAGGAGAACATCTCTTTGGAAAAGCAAGCCGCAATGCAAGAGGAAGCGCAAGAACAGCGTGACCAACAGCAGCCGCCACAACAACCCGAGGAAACCCCAACGGAAACACCGGAAACACCGGAACGCCCTGAGTGGCTCCCCGAGAAGTTCGACACCCCAGAGTCTATGGCTGAAGCCTACGGACAACTGGAGCAACGCTTCCACGAAAATAACAACAACAACGAACAGTCCGAAGACAACTCGACGGAAGCTGAAGCGACACCCGCAATGGGTGAGGTCGTGACAGCAGCATCTGACGAATACTACGAGAATGGGACGTTATCCGACTCAGCCTACCAGAGTCTTGAAGAAGCTGGATTGAGCAGGGATGTTGTTGATACATATGTCCAAGGTTTTGAGGCACTCCAATCCCAGCAAGAAGAGTCTCTTCAAGCGGAGATCGGAGGAAAAGATAACTACGAGTCTATGTCCGAATGGGCATCTACCGCTCTCACTGACCAAGAACAAACGGTCTACAACAGCACCGTAGAGAGTGGAGACAGGGATGCTGCTGCAATGGCTATCCGAGGTCTCTATGCTCGCTATGTAGCTGACGGAGGAGATCCTGTATCTCTTGTCCAAGGAGGCACTGCTGGTAACGCTCTTGCGGTTCCCTTTGGATCTAGCTACGAGATGACTCAATCTATGGCAGACCCTCGTTACGATAACGACGAAGGCTACCGGAGAAGTGTTGAAGCTCGCATTGCCGTAACCCCATAACCCCCACAACAATATGTCTAACATCATTAACTACATCCTGGAGAACTCTACACAACTCATCGGGATCGCTACCGCCATTGTAACAGCCGCTAGTGCTATCGCTGCGTTGACTCCTACACCCCGAGATGACACTTGGGTTGGCAAGGCTTATCGCATCGTTGACTGGCTTGCGCTGAACATCGGGCGAGCAAAGGACTAACACTTATAGCCGTGAAGTTGTCTCTACTACTCCTAAAACTACTTATATCATTCCCCAAAGTAGCAGAGGCACTTCGCGGTCTTTTAGACAGCTATGAAGAAGAGTTATATCGTCGTAGGCATAGCGACATGCGTGATGTTATTGATGACTGGATGCGCTCCGACTCTTCGTCCGACAAAGCTTCCTTACTTTTTAGAGAAGCTAAATCAACATCAATTCAGCCCCGAAGAGAAGAGAACATTGGGGGAGATACTTCACTACATCAACGACCTAGAGAACGATGCCCATTAAACGAAAAGGACTGTCCCTGAGGAAAGAACACAAGTCCGAAAAAGGAGGACTGACTGAGAAAGGGAGAAAATACTACAACCAAAAGACAGGTAGTAATCTTAAACGACCGCAACCAGAGGGAGGCCCAAGGAAGCGGTCTTTTTGTGCGCGGATGTCAGGAGCTAAAGGCCCGATGAAGGACGATAAAGGTCGCCCCACCAGGAAAGCCCTAGCACTCAAACGGTGGAAGTGCTGATAATTTTTAACCAATAACAACAACAACTAACATGCCCAAAGTAGGAAAGAAGAAATACCCATACACCGCCGAAGGAAAGAAAGCCGCCAAGAAGGAAGCTAAACGCTCTGGATTGAAGCTCAAGAAGAAGGGCGGTTGACACTAATGTTATTTAATTCAAGTTCTGAATGTCTGTTATTACTGAAAGCGAACCCCCGTGTAACATCACACCGAGCTACTGTTGCCGTCACCCTGACTGCCCGTGCGAAGTGGACGAAGCATCCGTAGGGGACATCGTTGAAATTTACTTTCTAGACCACGCGCAAGACAGCGATGCTGGTCCAATTTTATGCACCGTCTATGGTTGTGTTATCGACCAAGGCGAACATTACATCACAGTCGCTTCGTGGCGAACCCACGTAGATGACTTTGAGGATACAACTTTCACCATTGTTACAAGCTGCATTACTAGCTTGGTGGTGTTACAACAACCGTCATCATAACGATAGACTCCGTAACGAGGCCGAAGATGAGACCCACCGAGGTGGATAATCAATAACTCTGAACCCGACCACTGGATAAATTTGATTGAGGACACCCTAAACCAAAAACACAAATAGAAAACCATATATTATGGCTAACGGAAATACTACTGCGTCCCGCTTGGGACAAATCAACGCTGCCGGCGATGTCGATGCGTTGTTCTTGAAGGTGTTCTCAGGAGAAATCCTGACCACCTTTGAAGAGATGAATGTTATGAAGGGTCTTCACACGATCCGCACCATCTCTAACGGAAAGTCTGCTCAGTTCCCTGTAACGGGAATCGCGACTGCTAAATACCACACGGCTGGAGAAAACATTGCTGACGCTGGAAACAGCTATCTCAGTTCTGTTAAGCACGCTGAGAAGGTCATCACGATTGATGATGTTCTGCTTGCGTCCACCTTCATCTCTAACATTGATGAGCTTAAGAACCATTACGATGTCCGTAGCATTTACGCTAAGGAACTCGGTAAGGCTCTTGCCAAGCGTTTCGATGTTGCGACCATGAAGACCCTCGTTGCTGCTGCTCGTTCTACTACCACTATTTCTGGCGGTAAAGCTGGCATCGGTATTGACGGCGGTGTTGCTGGTGCGTTCACTGCGGCTGTCATCCAAGAGAAGCTCTTTGAAGCTGCTCAGAAGTTGGATGAGAACGACATCCCGAACGACGGACAGCGTTACGCTATCTTGAAGCCTGCTGATTACTACAAGCTTCTCCAGTCTGGCGAAGAGGTAATCAACCGTGACTTCGGTGGTCGTGGTGACGTTGCTACTGGCTCGCTCCCAATGGTTGCTGGCATGCGCATCTTCAAGTCCAACCACCTCTCTGACGTTGCTGTCCTTGAGTCTTCACAGGACCAGGATGACGATAGCTCCAACAACGATGTCTTCGGAGGAAACGGAACCGGATACAACGGTGACCTCTCCAAGACCTTCATCATTGGTGGACACCCATCGTCTGTCGGAACCGTCAAGTTGCTTGACCTCGCTACCGAGAGTGATTACAAGCTTGAGCTTCAAGGAACCCTGTTCGTTGCTAAGTATGCAATGGGCCACGGTGTTCTTCGCCCTGAAGCTGCGTTTGAAATCCGGGACGACTCCTAATCCCAACCCAAGGTTTTCATCCCTGTCCCCTTCGGGGGATGGGGGTGTTACCTTCCCTTTACTTTTTCTTCTTCTATAACAACAACAACTATGGCTACCCTGACTTCCGAACTTAATGCGGTTAACACCATGCTGGGATACATCGCGGAATCCCCTGTTAACTCCATCTCAGACACCACCGCCCTGCCCCCGTCAGCGGCACTAGCTAAAGGAATCCTTGATGAGGTCTCTCGTGAGGTTCAACAAGAAGGGTGGCATTTCAACACAGCTAAGGACTACAAACTTGAGGTTAACTCATCCAACGAGATTGAGCTGCCTTTAAACGTGTTACAAGTAGACGCTGTGGACAACACACATGATGTGGTTCAACGGGGAACTAAACTGTTCGACCGTGCTGACTACACAACAACTTTCACAGTCGATGAGATCAAGGTGGACATCACCTTCCTTCTCGACTTCACAGAGCTTCCTGAACAGGCTCGCCGCTACATAACCCTCAAAGCCTCTCGTATGTTCGCTAACAGACTTGTCGGATCACGCGAGATTGAAGCACTTATCTTTCGTGACGAGATCATGGCTAAAGCCGCAATGGAAGAAGCCGAGGGATCTAACTCAGACCGCACCATCTTCGACAACTACGACACCGCAGGACGCATCGGGATTAACCGTAGGACTGACCTTGCGTAACAACTGACATGGCCAATATCACCACATCCGTTCCCAGCCTGATTCAAGGAGTAAGCCAACAGTCTCCTCGTGTCAGGATCGCTGGACAATGCGAGGAGCAACTTAATGCTCTTCCGACCGTCACCAAGGGACTCACCAAGCGTCCCCCTGCGCGGCTCATCAAGAAGCTGACCGATGCGAACGTCTTCAACAAAGGAGACATGATTCACTTCATCGAACGCAGCGCGACTGAACGGTATGTGGTTGTTATTGAACACAGAAGCCAAGGAGACAACCAGGGTGTTCTTAGAGCGTTCAATGTGGACACAGGGGTTGAGGCAACGATTGAGGGTGTTACTGGTGGTTATAACATCAATAACAATTACCTTGCGATCCCCACTGAGTCAGACTCCCATAAACTCCTCAAGGCTCGCACCCTCGGGGACAGCACGTTCATTCTTAACACAACCAAGACTGTTGCGAAAGGCACGGAGAAGTCCGAAGCTCTCGACAAGTCACGCGCTCTGGTGTTCATCAAGCAAGGGGACTACGGTAAAAAGTATGGTCTTAAGTTCAGCGAAGTAGGTCGATTCAGCGATGACGGCGCAACCTTTGCTGTGACATGGGAACTTGTGTCTTTTTTTGGAAGTCTGCGAAAATATGAATTAGCCAGCATTTCAATTATTGACGGGGGATCTGGATACAATGTTGATGCCACACCTAGCCTAGACTTTGGTGACTTCCCTGTGTGGGACGAACGCCCAGAGATTGTTACAACGGTGACACTGTCGGACCCTAGTGATGCAAACAGCGGAGTTATTACCGGAGTTACGTTAGTTAACAAAGGTCTGACGGCTCCTTTCAATTCCGATTTAGTCAGCAACCTACCGGATCGCGCAGACGCTTCCCCTCCGCATGAGGAAGTCTTTATAGTGACTGAGGATGCGAATGGAGGCGCGAAAGAAAAAGTCGCTGATTCCACAAACATCGCTAACGAACTCCACCGCGCTCTCACAGGGTTAGGGCCTACAAGCAATTACGCAAGCTCATCATCTCTCGCATCGAGTGATTTCATAGCTAATTACACCATCACCCTTAAGGACGGCTCAATCATCATCCAAAGAAAAGACGGTAAGGACTTCTATGTGGAA